ATGGGGAACGCTGCCACATTCCGGCGGGTTACTCGACCAGCCCGCCGGACTTGTGGAGCGCATGACAATCGCCGTGAACGTGTACAACGCAATGAAGGCATGGGGGGAACATGACCCGAAAAGAGACGCGGAGTTTTTCAAGAGTGACGCGTGGCAGATCGTAAAGCAGGTACTCGAATTGAGGAAACATGGCTGATGCCCAACTACAAGTAGTAATCAAGGCGCGCAATGACGCGAAAAAAGCCTTCAATGAACTTGGCGGGCAGGTCAAGGGATTGCAAGGCTCTACAGGTTTTGGCGGGCTGAATGACAAGATCAGCGCGTTTGGCGACAAGTTCAAATCGCTGACCGGAATATCGTTAGGATTCGCAACGGCTGCCGGCGCTGCTGGCGCGGCTGTTATGGGGCTTGGCAAGTTCCTTGCCGACTCGGTCAATGAGACCGTAGCATACGCAACACAGATAGACAACATGAGCCGGTTGCTTGGGATCAGCACGGAGGACACCTCGCGTCTCGTGCAGGCTTCCGATGACCTATTCATCTCACAGGAAAAACTACAAGCGGCGCTACAGGCGGCAACACGGCAGGGAATAGACGTAAGCATTGAGGGGTTGAAAAAACTATCCGAGCAGTACCTGGCATTACCTCCCGGCGTTGCGCGCTCCGAGTTTGTACTGAAAACCTTTGGGCGCTCCGGTGCTGAAATGGGTAAACTCATGGAGCAGGGCGCGGCTGGCATTGAAGCGGCGACGGCGGCGATTGCGGATAACCTGATTATCACAAAAAACTCAATGGGCGAAATAATGAACTACAAGAGGAGCGTAGATAACCTAACGGACTCCTGGACTGGGTTCAAAATGGAAGTTGGACAGGCCGTTATACCACAACTAGACCATCTGTTACGACAACTCACATCTGGAAAAGATGCCGTTGAGTTATATCAAGACCAAATATACGAATTAAACATACAGATACAGAACCTCGAAAAGTACGGCAGGCAGGGAGGTTTATCGCAGGCGGAGTTAGAGGCACAGGTAGCAGCCTTAAACGCGGAAATAGAGCGGCTTAATCAAGAGATGTACGGGACACAAGACGCCGCGGCGGCGGCAGAGCAGTCGCTGCTTGACCTCTCCAACGCGGGCGCAACCTATTACAGCCAATTCAAAACGATAGCACAAGAAGAACAACGTTACAAAGAGAACATGGGAGAAATTAACACAAAGATTGGAGAATTGATTACAGAAAAACAGAGGTTGATCGCTGAGGGTTACGGTCCGGAGAGCGCGGCAATAAAGGAAGTAAGCGCAAAACTTCAGGAACAACAAGGCATTGCCGGTGCTACGGCAGCGGCGCATGAGGACGCGACGAATAGAATCGTACTCGGATTCATTGAGCAAGGACTCGCCGCCGGAGGACTGACCGATTTAGAAGCCGGATTTCTGATTGATTTGGGTATCAAGTGGGGTATTTACGGCGAAGAAATGAAAACGGCATGGAAAGACGCAATCGCTGAAAGAGATAAATATATCAATGGACAGGGAGAAATTATTACTGACTATTCAATCAACGTCGGATTTCATGTTAATTATGAGGGTCTAAGAGGTGGAATTGGTAAGGCTGAAATAGATGCCGGTTTGGACATCAACGGGAACGGAATCGTCGGGCAGGCCAAAGGCGGGCCGGTATCAGCGAACACTCCCTACATCGTGGGCGAGGTCGGGCCGGAATTGTTTGTACCAAACACAAGCGGGACAATCATCCCTAACAACAAACTGTCATCTGGCGGCGGTTCATCCGGCGGTTCAACGGTGATCAACTTCACCTACGCTCCTGCGCTCTCATTGTCAGATCGCGCAGAGTTTGAAACGCGGGTGATCCCCATGATGCGTAGACTAATCAGCAAGGCGGGCTAAATGGCGCTATCCTGGAAAGTTTACTTCGACTGGACAACGGCGGGAACGTTTGACACCTCGCGCAACGACGCGGTGAACATGACCGATTACCGCGTGACGAGGGGACGGCATCAGTTCATCAAGGAGAACGGTGAGGGGCTTGAGCGCGTTCCGCCTGGTTGCTGTCAGATAAAACTCGACAATAGAAACGGCGAGTACGACCCGTATAACACGAGTTCGGTGCTGTACCCGAAGGTTGAGCCGGGAAGGTACATGACCATCAAGGTTGAGGAAGGTACTTACTCGTGGTATCGCTTCACGGGTTGCGTTGAGAGCATTGAAACAGTAGGAGGGGCGAGCAACCCGGAGGTATTGATTACCGCTTACGACGGGCTGAAATACCTGCAGAATACGAGAATATCAACGCAGGTTTATAGTTTTGGTTACATGGGCGGGGCGGGTTCGCCGGACTTTTCAAGGGGAGGGGCGATAGCGTATGTTTCTACAAGCGCAGAATGGCCGTCAATATATGGCGCGACAGCAATAAATGATTCAACGCTTGTAATTTATACCCCTAATTTTTGGGTAAACGAAAAATCAGCCTATGAAGCCATAGCGGACATAGCAGATACCGAAGTCGGTTTATACGGTTGCAAGGCAAGCGGCGCGTTATTCTACAGGGCGCGTGAGGACACGACAGCCGCGCTGACAATAACACAGGCGGATGTGCTGAAAGACGTTGACCTCCCCATGCCGTATAACCTGAAAAGGAACGCGGCAAAGGTTTATATCTATGCCAAGAGCACACCAGAATCAAGTGCTGTGAAACTGTGGAAATACAACGAAGTACCACTTGTTGACACGGCAGCTGGTTTGACAATTTGGGGGCGCTACAGATACGACGGGCGCGATGTGGCCGGTTACGGAATGATAGCGCCTGCTGACACAACCGATTTCAAGATGAACACAAAGCCGGATGGAACTGGTACGGATAGAACTGCACAATGGGACGTAACCACTACTTACTTCGGGGAGGTTAGCAAGAATGTAATCACCGCAGATGGGGCAAACGTTGACCATTATTGTACGCTTCTGAAAAACAGGGGCTATCCGATTGATGATAATGAAAGTACCTATGTGACTTATGATTACTCCGGAACATCCTCAAGCCCGCGTTATTTAATCATTAACAATCCCTACATCCAGTTAAAAAACGCGGCTAGCGTCTTCGACTCCTACATCCAACTTCAAGCCGCGCACACGTTGAAATATCCGCGATTCCAGATCGAAGGGCGACCTACAATCCAATTCGCGTTTGACCTATTCGACCCGATTGATATTGACATTGCGAAATATGGTATCAACCAGACATACCTCGTGGGAGCGATTGAGGAGGAGTGGGTATCACCTAACGGGCAAGCGGTACTGACAACGGTGTACACCGAGCCTGAGGACAACTTAGCGTGATAATCGACATCTCTTACTATCAAAAGCCGGAACTTATCAATTATGATAAGTTGGCGCTACAGATCGACGGCGCTATCCTACGGGTAGGTTACGGCACGGGAGCGCCTGGTAAGTTTGAGGGGGCTGATCCCGCGTTCGAGAGACACTACGACGAGTTCCACAAGCGCGGTATTCCAGTTGGCGCGTACCACTACATCACCGAATATCAGCCGATTGAAGAACAGGCGCGGCTATTCATTGACACGGTACGCGGTAAAGAGATGCAACTCGGCTACTGGTGTGACGTGGAGATTGAAAAAAAAGCGGATAAGCTCACGGCTAAAAGCGTAATTCGCTGGATGGAATTAGTCGAGGCTGAATTAGGCGAGTGCGGGATTTACGTCGGCTTCTACGGGTGGCATGACATTATGGGCGCAGAAGCGCACCGCTATTCTGACCGTAAATTGTGGCTGGCGGCTTACGTGAAAGAACCGATGGATTACATTCCGGGTGACTGGACTGATTACTACCTCTGGCAGTACACAAGCACCGGAAAACTTGACGGGTATATCGCATGGGATAAGAAACTGCAACAATGGGTACTTGGCAACCTAGACATGAGCAAGAGAGGAACAATGGGCGATATTCTGCTGAATATTACACCGCTATCACAGAAAGACCCGCGCTGGGGAAGCGTGAAACTTGGCACGTCAACGTCAACGATTGGCGGGTACGGGTGCTTGATTACCAGCGCGTCAATGATGCTCCGGCATTTTGGATTCGACACAGACCCCGGCAGGCTGAATGATCTGCTGAAAGCGAACGGTGGGTATCACGATGGCAACCTGTTCGTGTGGGGGTCGCTCGAAAAGATTTTCAATGGCGTGAAATTCGGCTATCGCTATAACGGCGCGTACCTGGATAAAGTGGACGCGCAGTTGCAAGCGGGCAAGCCAGTCATTGTCAACGTGGATATGTACCCTGCCACATCCGCGCTTGATGAACATTGGGTCTTGATAGTCGGCAAGGTAAACGGTTCGTATATCATCAACGATCCCTGGTATGGCACGCAGTTCAAATTCGAGGATAAATACGGCGCTCCGAGTAAGGGCGTGCGGATTGTTTGCACCTATGACTTCACAGGGAGTGTACCGCAACCGGAGCCGGAAGTGGCGCTGTACCGTGTTAGGGTGACCGTGCCGGATTTACTTATCAGGGCTGGCGCAGACAAGAATGCGAAAGTCGTTTACCGCTACGCATCCGGTGAGTATGACGTGTTCGAGGAACGTGACGGCTACGGGCGCATCGGAGCGGGGCGGTGGATTTCGATAGAGTACACGCAGAAAGTCGGGGCGCTGACGCTTGAGGAACGGGTGACGGCGCTGGAAGACAGAATAGAAAAACTGGAGGCTTTACATGGCTAATACTTATTTGATAGACGCAAGCAAAGACGCGGCGCTGAATTACCTTGATACCAACGTGACGCAGTTGCTGATTTGTAACGCGCTCCCGGCAACCTATGCGGAAGCCAACGGGGCTATGAAGTTGGGGGTCAAGGCGACTCCGACCATCTCCACCGCAACCGATGACGGCACAACGGGACGCAAGGTGACAATCTCCGCTATCACAGACGGGACGGTGAGCGCAAGTGGCACCGCTTCACACGTGGCGCTGTGTTCGGCTGATACCCTGCTCGCGGCGTACCCCTTGAACGCGGGGGTAAGCGTGACGTTGGGGTACACGTTCACACTCACAGAGCATAGTATAAAAATTCCCGACCCGGCGTAGGACATGACAGACGTTAATATTTCGGTTACTACGGGCGTAGGGGCTGACACCTTTTTATATAGTGATGGTGCAACTCTAAATTTTGGTACATGGTTCCAACTCTTTTGCAAGGGTCAGTTTTACAAGCCGTTATTCAGGTTTGACCTTTCAGGATTACCCGCTGGGGCAACGTGTACCGCCGCAACGCTGAAACTGTATGCCTTGAACACGGAGGGGTCGAATACCTACAATCTTTACCAGGTAGCTGACGCTAACGGCGATTGGGTGGAGGGGACAAAAGCGGCAGCGGCTGAAACGGGGTCGCCGTGCTGGAATAAGAAGGCGTACAACACGGTAGATTGGGCTGGCTCGGCCGGCATGTCAACGGCTGGTACGGATTATATTAACACGGTACTCGCAACCGTAACCGCTTCATCCACAGGGGCGGGGGGTGAGATATTTCTCACCTTCAACGCGGCCGGGCTGGCTGTTCTTGCAAGCTGGTTCGGGGCTGCCACAAATAACGGATTTGTGCTGATCACCTCCTCGGCAAGCACAACTTACGAGATAGCATCAGGCGAAAACACTACAGCGGGCTACAGACCCGTTTTGTCGCTATCCTACGAATTACCATCTGACGAACTTACGGCGGCGGATTTTACCCTATCACCGGTCACGTTTGACGCGCCTGTTTTGACCTGCGTATCATCTACGGCCGACCTTATTGCCGCAGATTTTACCCTCTCACCAGTGACATTTGACGCTCCGACATTATCCACAATCATCATCACGCCGGCGGAAAGAATTTACACCATCGACGCTGAAAATAGGGAGTACGTGATACCGGCTGATAACAGGGAGTGTGTTATTGATCCGGATATGCGCGGGGCGTTATTTGGAATTGAAAGCATGACAAAATACCGGAATGAGATTACTTATCAGGGATTGACCGGTAAAGATTTTACACTCGCACGGGCGACGTTTGACGCGCCGTCACTCATGGAACAGGGCGTACCATTTCCAGATCCATTGTTAGCGTTTGCACCTTTCGGGATTTACGACGACGGCGACGGGACTTTTTCTATCTCTCCGTCCTTTGACCTGCAAACTCACGCGGGTATCACGGTTGCAAAGACCTACTACGTGGCGACAACTGGGAGCGACAGCGATACCGGATTGAGCGCGGATCACGCATTCGCAACGCTGACGAAGGCGTTGACAATGACCGACTATGACAGGATTTACATTGCGGCGGGGCGGTATCAACGGTCAAGCGGTAGCAACTTTAACCCGATAAGGAATTGTGAGATTATCGGGGTTGGTGATGTGTACCTGACGACGGATATAAACGATCTGATAGGCGCGTTTTCTTTAGTAGATTCTCACTATGAGGTTACGACGGCATTGGCTTTTCTTGTGAGTGTTTGTGACCTCTCTACTACCGATACCTACGGGCGCACCGGATTGGTTTACCAGAAGAAAGCAAGCGCAGCAGAGGTGGATGCAACGGCTGGTTCGTGGTACTACGGGGGCGGAAAACTCTACGTCCACACGTTTGACGGTAGAGCGCCGGATGCAAATGTCAGATATATGTACGACGGGTTCGTATTCAACGCGAACACAACCGGAAAAACAATTTATCTGGAAAATCTAAACGTCGTAGGTAAAAGCAAGTTTGACAATCTCAATTTGTACGTAAAGGATTGTACCTTTGACGGGTATTACAACACCGGCCTGGCAAACTCAATTCAGGTAAGCGGGATTACCGGAATACTGCAAAGTTGTGAGATTGTGCGCTCCGGTCAGGATGGTATTCGGGGAACAGGCAGTCATGTCATTGAGTTGGATTGTACGATGAACTGCTGTGGATTCGCGGGTGGGGACAATTACGCCAACGGGTCAAGTTATCACGGCGGGTATACCATCAGGATAAACGGTGATTATGGATATACCTACGGTGCGCCGATTGCGGACGCGGGCAATCCTGGCAGGTCTTGGATTCTCGGAGCGCAGGTACACGACAACCTGGGGAGTGGCACAAACCTCACCGCATCCAATATCTACTCGGACGCGGCGCACGACCTTCATATCTATTGCGACCAATGCGTGAGTACCAATCCCAAAACTTACGATTACGCGGATTCTGGATTGCACAAGCACGACTGTACCGGTGAAGCGACTGATTACGGCTAACCTGTTACCTACGATTATTAGGAGGATTCATGAACAAATTTATCAAAGACCCGGAAGCCGTTTTGGATTACGTTTTCGACTGGTCAGACTGGCTTGACACCGGTGAGACGATTTCAAGTTACACCGTCACCGTACCAACCGGACTGACGAAGGATTCAGACTCACAGGCGGCGGGGAAGGTGACCATCTGGCTATCAAGCGGCACGGATGGCACGGAGTACGCGGTGGAGTGCAAGATCGTCACAAGCGCCGGGCGGACTGACGAGCGCACAATCTGGATTCATTGCATGCAAGTTTAGGAGCGAACATGGCGGCATTACCTGACAACCTTGCTGACTTGCACCCGCAAACATCGCGGGAATGGTTTCAATTCCTGAACACGAAAATCGACACAATCCTGGAATCGCAAGCGGAGGACAGGGAGACGCTAATCGCCTACATAGAAAAAACAAATGACTGGATCAAGTGCCACGATAAGGAAGTTTTGG